GCAGCAGCAGTAGTTATGTATTTTTTTGGAGTTGTGTTGTATATTGCTAACGAACTTACGAAATGGTTTTGATATGTATTGGAATCATAGAATGGTAAACCTTACAGAAGATGATGAGTCTTGGATCGAGATCTGCGAGGTGTTTTACGATGACGATCACACACCTATTCTTTATTCCGAAAAAGGTGTAAGTGTCGCAGGGGAAACTAAGGAAGAACTCAAAACTCAGTTAGAGCAAATGTTATCCTGTTTAAATAAGCCAGTTCTAATTAAAGCAGACTTTAATAACAATCGACTAAAAATGATGGTGGATGATGCTGATTCGTATAATATTGATTAAAGAAAATAAAGATGGTTCTGCCGATGTTAGCGTAAGGTTTGACAAGGAAGGGCATCATTTGTTGTTGCAGCATGGTTTGACAAGCATTTTAGAGAAGGCAATTGAAGAAAGGGAGAGGGAAGATGGATTTCAATCAATTCTGGATGTGCTATCCAAGAAAAGTCGGGAAATTGACAGCAAAAAGAAGTTGGGAAAAACTGTCGGCAGAAAACAAACAAAAGGCACTAGAAGCAATAGAACAACACCGAAAGTACTGGGTAAAAAAAGGAACTGATTGGGATTACATTCCCCATGCCTCTACTTGGCTAAACCAAGAGAGATGGGAGGATGAGTTGGTGATAGAGGAAAAGAAAAAGGAAGTTCTTGCTTGGCACAGGACAGATGAAGGCACTCTAGCCAAAGGTAGAGAAGTTGGATGCCAACCTTATCCTGGTGAGTCTATGGATCAGTATCGACAAAGACTGCATCGTAGAATCCTAGAGTTGGAAGGACAGATGTGAACTACCTATCTGTATGCTCTGGGATAGAAGCTGCGACAGTTGCTTGGCATCATATGGGATGGAAGCCTTTAGGCTTTTCAGAGATAGAAAAATTTCCAAGTCAGGTTCTTGCGCATCACTATCCGCAAGTCCAGAACTTTGGTGATATGACAAAATATAAGGAGTGGAAAATTGACTCAGTTGGACTTTTGGTCGGAGGAACTCCCTGCCAATCATTCTCTGTTGCAGGACTTAGGAAAGGACTTTCAGATCCTAGAGGAAACTTGGCACTTACCTATGTTGGAATTCTTGACCACTTTAGACCCAAGTGGTTCGTTTGGGAAAATGTGCCAGGTGTCCTTAGTTCCAATCAAGGAAGGGATTTTGCAGCCTTCCTCACATCGCTGGGCATCATCGGGTATGGGTGGAGCTACAGGGTGCTTGATGCTCAATACTTCGGAGTCGCACAAAGAAGAAGGAGAGTGTTTGTTGTCGGACATCTTGGAGACTGGAGACCTGCCGCAGAAGTATTATTTGAGTCCGACTGCTTGCGCAAGGATACTAAGAAGGGCAAAGAAAAGGGAAAAGAAATTGCCAGATGTCTTACGACAGGCATTGGAAGCCGTTACGATGGAGAAACAGACACATTCGTAACACAAACAGCTTATTCTTACGATGACCATAGAGAAGGATTAAGAATTTATAAAGAATCTACTAGCACCTTATGTGCAGCTGCTGGAACTGGTGGTGGAAATGTTCCATTAACTTTAGGAAACATGGCAGTTAGAAAACTTACAGAAATTGAGTGTGAGCGACTTCAAGGATTTCCAGATAACTACACAAACATAAAAGAAAATTGCCCAAGCACATTAAGATATAAGGCTTTAGGTAACTCTATGGCAGTTCCAGTAATGAGGTGGATTGGTGAACGAATTAACTCATATGAGACAATGTGCAGTAAGGCAGTTGTGCAAGTGGAGACAGGAATGGGGATTGCAGAAGTTTAGGAAATATTTATCAGAAAACGATCTTGATAAAGATTTGCTATTAGAATTCCAAGATCAATGGTTAAAAGGTAATAGGGGAGAATGGGGAAAATGGTTATAAAAAAATTTATTAGCTTCTTATTAGCTATTACAGCACCAATTTGGATATTACCAGTTAGTTTTATTTTAATAATATTTTTTGGAATGTTAGAAATATATAAACAAATTGATAGACTTTTATGGATTAACAAATGACAGATATAGATCCAGTAAGAGCAGTTGAATACATAATGAAACATAGTGCTGAGTTTGCCAAGGCAAAAGCAGAGCGAGTTTATATTGAGAACTTTTTGCGGTCTAAGAAAAGCATAATTATGGCTCAGGCTAAGGCTACAACTATTTCAGGAGCAGAAGCAGAAGCATATGCTCATCCAGAGTATATCGGTCTCCTAGAGGGCTTAAAAGAGGCAGTAGAGGCAGAAGAAAAGTTAAAGTGGATGCTAACCGCAGCTCAGTTAAAAGTAGAGATCTGGAGAAGCCAAGAGGCAACCAACAGGGCGATAGATTCAAATGCTAGATAGTGATATAGTTTATTTTGTCGGCTTGGTTATGTTTGCCTTGGTAGGAATATCTATTTGGATTGCGAAAGACTAATGGACTCTACAAACTACGATGCACAACAGAAGAAGTTTGACGAGATGCTAAAGACAGCACATTTTCTGTCGCATCTACTAAAACAAACAAGATTAGAAAACGCAATGCTACGAGCAGAGCTAGAAAAACATAAAAACTTAGAAGGAAACCATTGATGATTGACTATGCAGAATTAGTGCTAAGACTAAAACAGTTAGAACGAGAGTATCACGACTGTATGTTGCAGAACAAAAAAGAACAGGCACTATTGGCATCGGAAGAATTAGTCGTAATTGCTAAACGCATCCAGGCATACACACAGGCTATATGAGTTATCGGAACAAAGACCTTCTGCGAGCAGTCAGTCAGCTACCTTGCCAAATCTGTGGATTAGAAGGACAGACACAGGCATCCCATAGTAATCAGTTAGAGGATGGCAAAGGCATGGGAATTAAAGCAGACGACTGCTTTATAGCTGCGATCTGTTGCAAGTGCCACACAGAGATTGACCAAGGCAAGACTTACACAAAGGATGTGCGTAAGGCAGTATGGGATAAAGCCCATAAGCGCACAATGGCAGAGTTGTTTAGAAGGAATAAGCTAAAGGTGCTTTTGTGAACAAAGCTACCTTAAAGAAAAATGAACAGCTAGGCATGAGTTTTGGCAAGGCATCTCATAAACTTGTCAAAGACATATTGTTTAATTTTATTGTTTCTACAAATAACCATTTTTGTTACAGATGCAAAAAAGAACTTACAAGGGAAAACTATTCAATTGAACACAAGCAAGATTGGCTTGATTCAACAGATCCAGTAGGTTTATTTTTTGGTTTAGATAACATATCTTTTAGCCATAAGTCTTGCAATTCATCTCATGCAAGAAAAGCACTAAAGAAATATAACTCTATTCAAGAGAGAATTAGAGTAAATGCAAAAAAGCAACTTGCAAAAAGATTAGGCTCAGATTCTCCATATAATGTCAGGAGAAGGAAGCAAAGATCAAGCTCTCTTAGTTAAATGGTATAACGCTAGATTTGTAATCTTGAGTTGGCAGTTCGATTCTGTCAGGGAGCACCACTACAATTCGAGTGGATCGAAACCAAGCTCTTTACCAACCATGTGGCATCTAGCCCTAAACTCTTTGCCATGTTGCGCCCACTTGTGTCCTTTGCGCCTATAAAAGCTCATGTGGATCATTTCGTGCGCCATAGTCCGAATGACTGTTTCTAGCCAGCCACACCTAGCGGATGAGATAGTAATAATGTGTTCCCATTTTTCTCCATCATCGTAAAGATAAGTTCCCATCGCATCCTGATCCTCATTTACGACAAACTTAATCTGCTCTGGTAGAGGTAGTTTCCATTTGCTAAATGGCTCGCAACAATACAGAGTGCAGTATATGTTTTTGAGGATCGCTGGAGTCAGCTTCATACTTGTAGAATCTCTCCTCGGAACTCTACCTCTCCATCACCGCATACCTGGATCATCTCAGGCATTAACATCTTGCCTCGATCCCAAGACAGCATCACAAAGCCAGACCGCCAATCCTTTGGTGAATCTTCTGTATAGTCCGCAAACTGCATATTATTTGGCTCTGCTAGTGTGCCTGTTTGCACACCCCAAATCGTCTTGGAGTAGCCTGTAATCGGCTGACAAGCTAAGACATGGGTATGACCAGTAATAATATTGGTTTGAGCTGCTACAGCGTTGTTATAGCCCGCATAGCGACCGCCCTTAAACCGATGCTTGATAACTGTGTCGTCATTAACCCAAAAACTCCAACATCCTTCCCAAAGTGGAAAGTGATCTTTTAGATGGAATCCTTGCACACCCTCATAAGCACTTGCTTGAGCTGCAAGCATCGTCTCGAATCGAGCATCGTGATTACCAAGACACCAAATTAGCCTAGACCCTGCTGGTCGTAGCTTTTCTATTTCACCGAGGTAAAACTTATTGGCTTCGAGTTCTTCGAGAACAGTAGGTTTCTTATCCCAACCAATCCGAGGAAAGCGACTAATAGAACCACCATCAAAGGAATCCCCATTATTAACAATAACATTCGGCTTAAAGTATTCAATAAACTTAAGCAAAGCCTTATAAGCTGTTGTAGTGTCATCAGGATAAAAATGGGCATCGCTAAAAACAATAATACGACCTTTATCAAGATCAATCCCCCTTCTTACATTGACTGGTGCTTCTTCTAACTTGGCTTTATTAGCTTCTTGTCTTGCTAATTTTTCTTGTTTCTTTTTCTCGTTAATTTCCTTCATTAAATCTACAGTTGTAGGTAATTCTATTTTGTGTCGTATTTCTATGTTTCTGCGCCTATTCTGAACGGATCTAACACTAAATCCAGTAGCTTGTGCCATCAATGTAGGGCTAGGATTCTCCTTCCATTTGGCAATAAATTCTTCATCTGTAAGATAATACCCCTGACCATTACGATTTGTTGTTCCCATGATCTCTACAATTAGTTAAGATATTGAAATAATACAGAAAATTTGTTTACAATTATACAGTCTATATATTAGGGATTTCCTTAATGAGTTTTGAGGATCGTTTAAGAAACTGGGCTTGGTATGTATCATGGGGAACTGTGATTCCTCAACCAGACACCACTTGTAGATCGTTTGAAAAGAACTACATTCCTGAACTTGGAAACCTAT